TTGCTGACGTGCAAAAGGGCTGGTCCAGCGTGAGACAAGACGTTGCAGTGCAGCGGCTATGACATCACTCCATGCATCAGCCACATACTCCGGTACAGACTGCTTGATAGCCGGTACAAGCTCTGCGTCGATATCAGCCCGTACCAGTTTAACAATCTGTTGCAGCTTGCGGTTGTATGCGATTTCAGTCTGTGTTGGCATTGACGGTTCCGTCAGAGTAGCGTATATTGAATGCGTTGGTCAGATAATATCATAAATTAAGGGTAGCTACGATGAAATGGATTAACTGTAAAGAGTCTCTTCCTGAACCAAACCAGACAGTTTTGGTAAATGATTTAAACGGCGAAGGTGTTCTGATTGCATGGCGTTCACTCTGGTATTCAAATGGTGAACCAAATGGAAGCTGGGACTGGACTTTTCAAGTTGCAGGTATTGATAGTTCTGAAACAAAAATTCTGGAATGGTGTGCAATTCCTGCTGTACCAGAGTAATAATAACCGCCCCATTACGGGGCGAGTTTATCCATAGCCTGTTCGTGCGACAGTCCATCCTTAACAGTCAGGTCGGTATACTTGAGCCAGAATGAGTCAGTCTGTACCGTCTGCTCCACCTCTGGCTCCTCATTATCACCCGGACGAACGATAACATCCGTCTCAGCTACTTCCTGTGCCTCAATGTCCTCGTCATCAAACTGGTACTGCTCGGACGACTGCAGGTTACGCTGAATCTGTGACGGTCGGATAATCCCTTCACCAAGATACAGCATGTCCGTATCTGCGCGGGTCTTAGCGGCCTGTGCCAGCTGTAGCTCATCAGGCTGCGCAAGTGGTGCCCACACGTAGTTGTAATCATCCGGCCAGTAACCCAGTGCGCTGCGGACCAGTACCTCATCCAGATAGCGCATACCGGGGTCAAGGCGGGTCAGCTGCTTCGAGCGGATGGAGTTGAAGTAGTTCTTCAGGTCTCCTTCACCTGTGGCATTCAGACCCTTGGCAGACGTACCGAACAGGCGGGTGAGGGGAATTTGTGCAGCGCCACTAATCCACGTCATGAACAGTTCGATAACCGGTGCAACACCGCCCAAATCGAGCGTCTTACGGTCGTACGTTTCATCCTTGTCAAGCAGGGCCATCTGCACCACAGACTTCATTTGGCTGAACAGTGCGTAACGCCGCGTGATAGCTTCGTCCTGGTCAGTTGCCAGTTCATCACTCAAACCTTCACGGGTGATGATGTCAACGTTGGCTTCCTGCATCAGTTCGGCAATACCGTCCTTTGAGGCGACCATATCCATGATGTCATCGAGACACTTGCGCAACTCTGAATCACCCCATCCCTGAGTCTGCAGCATCTGACGGCGGGGGAGGCGGGTGCCATTGAAACGGGCAAAGTGTGACCAGTGAATCTGCTGCCCACCACCGGTAATGGTATAGAACTCTGGTGCAAGATAGTTCGGTGCGAGCACGTTCCACGTGTTAAGCGTCATGGCAGACATGTCATAACGGTCAAACACCACCAGACGCTCCAGACTGCCTTTACGGATACGGTTCACGTTTAACGGCTTCTGCAGGTCCTGTCCGGTGAGCATGAGGATACCGCCACCTCCGTACAGGTTGCCCCACGTTGTGGCTTCCTGTACGCACATGGGCAGCATGAGACGGTCTTCTTCGATACGGATAGCATCTGCATCTTTGGACTTGATGATGCGCCACTCACGACACATGTCCTCAGCAGGGATATCCACGATGGCGCGTGCCAGCCAGTTGGTCTGATACGCTGCGTCCATCTGCTGCCAGTCCTGCAGGGTGGCGTAGCTGAAGAAGTTGTGAGAGCGTTTAGCCTTGGCGGTACCAAGTCCTGATACAACGTTGACCAGACCATCGCGTACAGCCGGTGCACTGTGTAAGTTTGGTTGTTTAGCCTTGGGCATTACAAAATCTCCGCTGCTGTACGTCTTGCAAGTAGTCCGCGACTGTTGGCGATAATGAAACTGTCTGCGATGTTGGGCGATACGATATCACGTTTTGCTAAATCTTTCTTGCTCTCAACCTTGACCTTACCGGAGTTGTCAAAGTCGCGCATGGGTGTGGATAACTCGTCCACAAGCTTATCGAGTAATTTGGCATCAATGGCGCTGCTGAGGCTAATCATCTGGTCAGCAGGGAAGGTGCGCCCCTTTGTCACAGCCAGATGCGTGTTGCGGAACCGGTCAGCAGTGAGCCACCATGTCTGTGCTTTCAGGTTGGAAAAGAAATCTTCGTTGGCAATGCGTGTGTCGCCGTATTTCTTCTTGGGGTCGGACACTTTACCACCGGCGTTAAATTTAAAGTGTCTGTGCCATCCTGCGCCGTTCAGGTGTGAACCTGTGCCTGCGCCCACACCGATGCTGTCGTAGCCAATGTAGGAGGCGTCAGCGCGTTCTGCGGTGAGTTTCACACGCATGGCTGACTCACGCAGTTCATCCTCTCCACCTTTCCACTCATCCAGACCGGTACAGACGCTGCCGTCCATGGTGGTAGTGGCGTTTTTATCGTCGCCGCTGTCTGCCACGTCATATCCGACTGTCTTACCGCCGAACCAGTTGCCGCCAACCTTCAGATGCGCATCAATCGCAGACTGCAGCCAGCTGCGCTTGATAACCACGCGGTCGTCGTTGTCGCGGGGGACGCCGAGATATACGTGCTGAAATTCTTCAAAGTCTTCGGCTTTAGCTGCTTCAATATCCGCCAGAGCCGTAGCACTGAGGAATATATTCTCATCGTAATTAATCAGACGTGAAATACAACCACGGGGTGGATTAACGACAAAACGTTTATAAACAAAATCAGTTGCTAATTTGGGGTTAAAAGTAATCCACATCTCCGCACCATCATTTCGCATAATTGTCGGTCGAATTACACGAAACATTTCTTCGGTTAAGTTGTGGGCTTCTTCAATCCATGCAACATGTGCACCTTCGAAAGATTTAATTTCGTCTACGTTACGAGCCATACCGTAGAAACGAAAGAGTGACCCATTTGTTTTATGTTCGATGGCGTCCGCATAAACTTTAAAATTACGGGTCATTCCTAAATAATCAATTTTATCTTTCAGCAGGGTATACACCGAATCAGCGATACGGTTCTGGTACATACGCAAACACAGAAAGCGTTGCTCCATTGCGTTGGAGCGTCGAATAGCGTTACTGGCTGCATCATGTGACTTAGACGACATACGACCGCCGTAGAGGTTACGGAAGCGAATATCGTCGCCCTCTGGCGTCTTTGTCGCAGCCCAGAAAGGGCGTAACGCTGGATTAATCTTCGCCATAAAGTTCTTTAAACATGTCCGCTTTGGTACGTACGTTCACGGTGTGCTCGCCACTCAGTTCGATAAGCTGCTTATCCAGTCCCAGCAGTTTGGCCTGACCCATCACAGCCTGTACAGCTGCGGAGGATTGCGGCGTATCAGCAGCCAGTGCCGTAGTAAACACAGTGTTGAGTTTTTCCAGTAGTGTATCCACGGTGATAGCGTGGCGCTTCTGGTGCGTCTCTCTCAGCGCGTTAATTCTTAGGTTAACGTTAGGATTGTCTAAAAGTCGTGAAGCATCCACAGCAACGCTGTTGGCGCTCTTACGGTCAGACTTGTACGACTGACGATATGATTCGGAAGCATTGCCTGTCTCAACGAACACACGGCAGAATTTCTCCTGCTGTTCAGTAAGTCCGAATTCGTTAAGTGGTCGAGCCATAGTGTTTAGTCCTCTCGTGCGTTTAACACATGATACCACACGCATCAATGCCGATGCTACTTACCCACTAATACCCCGTATCAAATGGCATACGGGGTATGATTTTCGGTTAAGCTAACTTACTGTTTTACTTACTATTACTACTACTTTTACCTTAATACCCTGATAAAATCTTATTTAATAAGAAAGGGAATTAACAAGATACATACAATAAAAATATACATACTTATAAGAAGAGTAGGGAGGAGTAGGGAGGAGTATCGGGGTACGGGGTAAGAAGTGCCTTTTTGCTATTTGAAACAGTAAGTTACGTTAACCGAAAATATTCGGGTACTTCAATTGATTCAACACACTTATCAACGTATAATTGTATCTCTGTATATTAATGAGGTGATTCATGGAATTATATCGAACTGGTGAAAATAACCATAATTTTAAAACGCTGTTAACCAATGGTCGCAACTCTGATAATCCAGTCTGGCAGAAGGTGCTGGATGGTCTTCGCAACGGTAACAGTGAGTGGAAAGTTGTACCAAAGGAGATAAAAGCGTGTCGTCATCCCGGCGTCAGGGATAAGGGAAACCGGTGCGTATTCTGCCTGATTGAGAAGCACGACAGCGCACAGAAACGTATGAACCAGAGTGTAGAGAGTGCCAAAGAGGACCATCTGAAACAGCTTTACGGACGTGCGTCAGAGTTCGATATGCAGGCGGCAATCCTCCGCGTGGAAGCAATGGAGATTGAATCCGGCAAGCGTGAATGGCCTCCACAGGGGACCTCTGTTCTGTCGCGTCAGGATGCTATTACACAGGGTAAAAAATGGTATCTACCAATGACCCCGTGTAAGCATTGCGGTGTTACTGCAGAACGTTATGTACCTAATGGGAGGTGCAGAAACTGTGGGAAATAAAACTTTCAGGAGATTCTGGAAAGAGTCGGACATTATCCAGATAATTGGAACAATCAATAACAGACCATACGATTACGTTGCCACCACATGGAAGATAAGTTTTGAAATAAGTGATGGTCATAACAGGAAAGGTAACCATACTGCAGAAGTAAGACAACACCTGTTGGAAATGGAAGAAAGCGGATTGCTAAAGCAGGGAAGAGACAGGTCTGGTAATCTCATATGGGAATTAAAATAAAACAAAAGCCCCTTACGGGGCTTAATCTTTCTTATCTGCTGGTCTGTCGCATTTTACACAAAAATTACTCCAGCATATCTTTCCACAGTGAATACAAATAGGCCACATTACTTCACACCTCCCCGTGCATGCCACAGGGCAATACAGTCAATCACGAACCAAAAGTGCCACATGAGCAGGTTGATACAGAAACGCTTCATTCTGTGCTGCATGTGGTAGTCCTCATCATACGCATCTTCACTGGTATCACGGATGCTCATAATGACGCACAGTACCAGCCAGCATTGTATCAGTGTCATATCACTGCTCTCCGTTCTGATTGGTGTACCTGCGGTTCAGCATTTCCAGCATGGTCTTGTTCTGCTTTTTAAGGCGGCATATTTCGCAAAGTTGCACGACGCCCTCGCTCGCATTCCAGTTGCGATATGTCGCTGTGTCGCCACAGCGCAGGTCGCTACCGTTTGGGTTGAGGTGAACTCGACAGCCAATGTCATCGTAATTTTTCATAATGCTTCCTCCGGTGGTGGTGGGAGTTCCATCCAGTGAGTAATCAACTGAGGTTTAAGGCATTGGAATTGCCCGCCAATATAAAGCTCCTTCCCGATGTACTGACCATTCCATGTAAGTAGCACATCGCCAACAGACTTTGGCGGCATTTCCTCTGAGCATTTATGCCAGACTGCTACATGCATAAAGTCACTCATATCACTGCTCTCCGTTCTGATTGGTGGGCTGCTCCGGGATGATGCGGTAGGCGATGATGTCCCCGCATGACTCTGTATCTCTCCAGTCCAATTCACCGCTCAAAGCGATACACCCCTCCCCGCCTCGAAATTTAACCTCAACTTGCTTGCCAGAAATTACTGGCCGCTTTCCACCACCCCAATCAATCCAATCGCCCTCACCCCGCTCCTGCTGCTCCAGTATGGGGAGTGCAATCTCAAGGGCTTGCAGCTGATACCCGCCAGTGATTGAAAGCTGGTTTCTGTCTTGCTCTGATTTCATCGAAATGATGAATTGCCTGCACTTCTCAGCGGTTAGCTTGTTCATTGGTGACTCCTTTTTTTCAGGGGCGCCATGCTTAACAGGACATATCCGGGCAGATATTCACCAACGTCAGCGATGTGAGTTATTACTCGTTCGCATGCATCGCCGGTGTAATCACCACTCCATTCCATCAGCAATAACGTGTCGCCCACATTGAATGGACGATCGCTTTTGCGCAGTTCGGCCGTTTTCAGTTCATCCAGAACAGGAGTGAAGTGCTCTGGTAGAATTTTCAGTTCATGAATCATCAAAAACCTCCCCGTTTCTGCCCTTTTTCTTCCTCTTCCCACAACACCAGCAACTTCTCCAGCGCCTGCTTGTAATACTCTTCTTTCATCGACAGTTGACCACCTGTAGCAGCCTTAGCATACTGCAGCTCTTTAAGCATCTGGCGTGCTTTATCAATCGTTAGCGTTTGGCTCATCCCACAACCCTCATGATAATTACCAGTTGAACCATCTCATCATGGTCCAGTGACCACTCAATACCACGGGCTTTAAACAGTACCTTGTGAGCCAGATGACGCAATTCACTCACCATACCTGGCTCACTGTCGTCAAAGTCGAGCAATACACCATTACGCAACTGGTCAGCACGCACAGTTCGCCTGCGGATAATATCGTTCATATCAGTACCCCATTACATAGTTGGTGCAATCACGGTATGTGCGTGCAACGTTATAACCGTAAGAGTGAGCCTTACGCAGAACCTGCTGCATAGTGACATTACCACCATAGCTGCTCACCAGTTTCAGATAACCTTTACCATCACCTGTAGCACCCAGCACGCACGCCTGATACGTGTCAGTCGCTTCATCGATGTTCACACCTTCAGTAGACACAGGTTCTGGAACTGCTGCGGGCATCTCAGGCTGTTTAGCCAGCGCAACACGTGCCTGCTGCATGTTTACCGGACTCGAGCAGTACTTAACCATCTGCTCATACGTACTGTCATTCATACGGTGAGCCGCTTTAACACCCCACATTACCTCACCAGTGCGACCGGATGTTGTGTACTCACACATACCGATGCCAAACTCTCCCGCCATTGCACCTGATGAAGCGAGTAGTGCTGCGGTAACAATAAGTGACTTAATCATGAGACCACCTCCCACTCACCATGTGCACATGATGGAAAAAGACAAAACTGTTCATTCCCATCGTCATCCTTTAAAACAAATGCAGAGTTACCTGTTATAACATCGTGAAAAATAGGGCAAACATCTCCTTCAGCGGCCTGGACTTCGTATTCTCTTCCCGGTGTAAAATAAATTCCCTTTTCGGAAATATATTTAACTTTGTCGCTTTTTTTCATCTTCTTAATTCCTCTCAAGTGGTCAGCACCATTGCTGCTCTTCTGTTCCGATAACTTAAAGATACTCGCAGTTGACGCACTCGTCAATATATAATGCAAAAAAAAGTCCCCATGCGGGGACCGTCATAGACACGGGGACTAGCGAGGCAATGTACCCTTCAAAACCTGTAAGCCAGCCGTGTACCCGAGCAGCCACGCGTGTCGCTGCACCGTGTCACCATACGGACAATCTGCCGCATCACCACCATTAACCGCGTGGTCCCGTCCGGCTCGCCAGATATTATTAAGATTCATAGTCCCGTAACTATTACAGTCCGCCACACAGTAAGCTATCGGACATATCCTATACCGCGTCGGATGTTGTTCTGTTTAATAACATTTTCCAGATTGCGTCTGGTACAGCCCAGTTTCTCAGCAATGACAGGTAGTGATACCTTATTCTTACGCAGACGTGCAATACGTGCAATCTCCCTGCGTGTAGGCTCCCACGTGTGCTTACGGCACTCAGGGTTACAGCACCGGCGGACATATGCCCTCACTGAGGCAGACGAACGCCCCAGTTCCCGCGCAATTTCTTCATATGTAAAGTCATGCATCATTTCCTGCACCAGTTTTACTTCACGCTGCATCCAGGCTTTTTTCTGCGGCTTTGCTGTTATGCCTATCAGATTCAGTTGTGATACGATTGCGCCCTTGCTGCGCTCCAGTTTCTCCGCCAGCTCTGCAACTGTGTGAGTGGGTGCCAGTCCGGCAAGCCACCGCTGCTCTGATGTTGTCCACGCCTGCCGCATTGACCATACTCCTCTCTAAATCTGTCCACCAGCACATACACGTACCTCCTCAATCATCCGACGCGTCCGCATGTGACGGTCGGTATCACTGGAGAGGATACGTATCACTTTGTGACCTTCACGCAGCGCATCAGCCGTCAGCCTGTGAAGGAAGTTCTGCGCTTCCATGGTGGTCATTTCAGTTTCAAGTTTTAAACGTTTGTATACAGTTGTCATTTTTCAGTCCCCACGGGCTAATTTAAGATAAAGGTCACGCTGACCGAACGACTGATAAGCTTCAGCCATTCGTCCTGCTTTTTTACGGCGCATACCGGTATGGTGAGCAATACGCGCTTCGTCAATAAAATGTTTAGTGTGCCAGCTCATATTGCTCTCCTCGGTTGCTGTTCGATGGACTAACTATAAGCTACTACTGACGAGTTCGTCAATACTAATCACAAAAAAAAGTCCGGTGACATAAAAATCAGTCCCGGACGTCATTGCGTGTATTGTATCATCCCTGCATCTGAATACCCATGCTCATATCACCCTGCGCCTGCTGGTAATGACGGGCAATCTCTGCGGCACCCTGCAGGTTTGCGTGGATATGACCCAGCTTGATATACAGGCGCGGTTTGCCGCCATCAATCATAATCACATTGTTCACACGTCCATCCTTCAGCCCCGGATGCCAGTCGTAACCCAGTGAGCGCATCATGTCGCGGCGGCGGGCTGGTGGTACCTGACGTTCTGCACGCATCTGCTTCAGCAGGTTATCCAGCGCCTTACTGCTCACCCAGCCACCCATAAAGCCCTGCCGCCCTTCCTCAATAGCTTCCAGTACTTCCTGCTCGACTGTACCCAGTGAGGCACTGATAGCCAGTGCAGTACTGCTTGTTTCAGGAGCACGGTTAGGATGGTGTGCTACCTGCCGGGTGTGGAAGTAATACCGCATATAGGAAGCACTAAGCGGATTACGCATAAAGTGGTCCAGTGCGGCGTAATAGGTTTCGTCCATACCATCACGCAGGATATCGTCAGCACTCTCATGAGGTGTGATGAATGTTGCGTAACGACGGTCATCTTTGGTCTTTATGACAGCATCACGGTGGTTACTGGTGATGATGATACCCAGCATGTTACGGCACGTATCTGTTTCAACACCTTTCTTCTGGAAGGGGATAGTGCGGTCGGTAATGATAGGTTTCAGGATTTCAATCACGTCCCTTTTGTCACCTACTTTGAAGTCATTAATGACCGCGAACGTATTACCGTGTACCCAGCCGTTAAATTTGTTATCCACGTCAGAAGACTGTACGACAGTCGAGTGACGCTTACCCATAACCAGCATCATCGCATCAGCAATCGTGGTTTTACCGTTACCCGGTGCACCAACAATAACAGGTGCCCAGCGCATACATTCACCCGGGTTCTGTACTTTCCACGCCATCCAGTCGAGCAGGATGTGATGGTCAAGCGGACACAATTTCTTAACGTGGTTGATAAACACTGACACATCACCTTCAACACCCGTATCAGTGGTCGGTTTGAATGCATTGACATACTTTACGTCGTCTTCCTGAGTAATTGAACCAAATGGTGTATCAGGGTCATAAGTAATGTCTTCAACCTTACTGAAGGTGTACAGCTGCGACTCGGTGAACGCTTCCCACGCTTTGCGGGTAGTCTTCTCATTCGACTCATCCAGTGTGAAGGTATAGCCGCCCCACAGCGTGTTAAACTGCTCCGATTTGTACATCATGCCATTGGGCGCAAGGATACTGTGGTACTTGGCAATGTACACACAGCCACGGAACATGTCAGCCAGTTGTGTACCGCCGATAAACTGGAATCCGGAGCGCACAACGGGTTCAGCCGCTTCCACGATACGTTCCTGTGAGACAGTCTCAATGGGTGCACCTACGCTGTACCAGTTGGTCTGACGGGACACAGCACCAAGGATGGTACGCTGCATGTAGCTCTTGTGGTTGTCCCACTTGTCACGCTTGAGTGCGCTCTTACGCATCAGGCTCTCAATACGCTCACAGTTATTACCGGTCCAGAACGCGAGGTGCTGAGCCAGTGCGGCATCCGCGCTCGACGCGTCACCATCATAGGCGTCTGTATTACCGTGCCACAGGTCTTTAAAGGTACCGCGTGCGCCAAACACACCAGCAGCACTCGTAGCTGCACAGGCTTTAGCAATCAGCTTTTCATCGTCCACAATAGGACAAGATTGAGGCACATGTGTGGTTGTCCATTCAGCTGCAGTAGTCTGCTCCTGTGCAGGGAAGTAACGTGACACGACCGCATTCAGTGGAGCAGCTGCATCATGGAACATGTCGCCCTGTCCGGACTGACCAAGACAGATAAAGCGGTTATCACTGTACAGCTCAATATGCAGCGGGACATTCTTCGATGCGTGTGGCGGGATTGATGCGCTGTAACCGAAGATGTGCAGACCCTTACCAGACTGGCTCACCTCCACGTAACATCCTGCAAACGTAGTGCATAACTCACTTGCCAGACCAGACCATGAGTTGTCAGCCTGCAGTGCACCATCAATGTCCAGACACCAGCGTCCATCGCCATCAATGATGACACCGGCACGGTAATTGGTACCCAGACCAGCTGCAGTCTGCTGCGCCTGTTCCAGTGTCATACGGTCAGCCGTGTGAAGGCTGGTTACGATACCCTGAGCGTTACAGGGCATTTTTTCAGTGCGGTCGCCGCGTTGCTCAAGTTTACAAACGATAAATTTGGAGTGAGTAAAACCCACCCCTCCGACAGAGGGGATTGTGCTCATCTGTTATCCCTTAAATATTATTGTGCGAGGCTGGTCAGTGCTTTAAGACGCAGTTCCTGTGGTGCAGCCTGTGCTGCGGGTTCACCGGCTGCGATACCCTCTGCAATCAGTTTCAGGTCTTCATGCACCACAGCACGTTCGATTACGGCATTGCGCAGCAGCGCCACAGATTGCCAGTGGTGGTTAACGGTGCCTAATGCCACACCTGCTTTAGCAGCAATGTCATCGCGCTTAAGGCAGGAGAAACCGTCACTCAGTGCCATATTGTAAGCCACATCCAGAATACGTTCTTTAGTCATTATCTCTAATCCAGTAGTAAAATATGATGCAGTATGACACGTATTTGACGGCGTGGTCAACTACTCAGCGCAGACGACTTCACAAATGACTGAAACACCTTTCCATTCTTTTTTGTATATGGAAGTATCTATACCACAATTTCCACTTAACTTGATGTTTGTGTTTTTCATAAAATTTATGGCTTTCCCTTTTTTCAACTCTTCATAATATGGTTTTCCGCTGTATGTGAAAGGTGAAGAACCTTGCGGAACTATGTACACCCCATAATTAGATATCAGCATTGATTTTTCGATAATTTTGAATTCGAAATCTCCACCAGTATAAACACATGACTTGTTCAACGATGTGTTAATCTGACCAAACGGAGGGTTACTTATTGCAACATCAAAGATTTTTCCAGTATTAAAAATTTGCTGAGTGATACTTAAGTTATCACAATAGTCCAGAGCATCTTCTTGAACCCATTCGGCTTCTGGTAAAATGCGTTTACCTACAGTAATGTAGTGTGCATTTAATTCAACACACTTGATACTTTTAGGATTTTTCATTCTTAAAGCCCAAAGAGATAAACAACCTATCCCGGCACACAAATCAATAATGTTAGAATATTCCGGTATTTCTATAGCAAAATCCCGTGATAAACCTGCTGGTGTAAAAAATGCGCCAGACAAAGAGTTTAATTGTCCGTAGGATTCTTGATAATTTTCAACAATGTAATCTTTTTCTTCCCATCTCAACGGTCTGTCTGAATTTATTAATTCTAAACACTGCTGATGTTTTTTACTGTGTTCTTTTGTAAGTTTACTCATAGCTCACCACTCCCATTCCAGAATTTAAAATCGCCGCCCAGTGACGTCACAATCTCACCAAATGTAAGCTGACCCTTCTCGCGGGCAGTACCCGTGTATTTCCATCCTCCTTTTTTAATCTCACGTGCCACAAACTGACCCAGCGTGGTGCCGACCATTTCCGGGGTGATAATAACCGGACGTATGCCTATCAGGTCACTGCTTCGCACACGCTCACCCAGCTCTTTGTTATCATTCACCAGACCAAACCGGATAGGTACACCGCGCTCATCCTTCAGAACGCCCTTGTTATTCCGCCACAAACGCCAGCCCATTTTACTGGCTGCTAAGCGTGCATCATTCTGCACTCTGCCTTCCGGGGTGGTGCTCTTAGACTGGTGCTCTGTACTCTCCACACCCATAATCTGCGCCAGTTCACTCAGCGCAGTGTGGGACACACCATTACGGCGCGCCCACTCATGGATAGCGGGGGTCATACAGCATCACCTGCTTTACGTGCGCGGTAGTATTTAGGTTTCGCTTTCTTAATCGCTGCTGCACGATTGGGAGCTTTCACTGCGGTGTACCACGCAATAGAATCGTCATCTTTGTAATCAGATTCACCTCCTCCAGCTACCCAAAACCCGCTCATATAACGACCCACGTACCATAGTTGCTCACCCATTACACGGTGCTCCTTCTTTTTCGCGCCATAACTGCGCGAGTTGTTGATAGTGATAAGCTGTTACGCCGTCTGGCGCGTTGTCGCGCATTTTGATGCACCATGCGTAAGCTGTCATCCCGCTAGTTTTCCCATTAAATAATCCAAAAGAAGACCTTTTACTTCATTTGGACTCTTGCAATTCGCAATTACTTTTTTTCCGTTAATATAACCTTCCCATTCCCCGCGAATATTTTTAGCAACAGCCCATCCCATTACGCTTTTATTAGCCATTACAGTTTAATCCTCTCTCTCAACTTATCGGCTTCAGCAGCCTTTAACGCCTGAGCCTCAATCCACGATACGCCGTATGTCAGATAGAATTTGCGGAATATCTCACTGTCACTCAGACCTTCAGCACGGCGATACCCTGCCCACTGAGAGAGAGTATGGTCTAACCTGACGAGCGCGTCAATACGGATTTCCTGTCTTTTTACATTAGCCATGATGCCGGGCACCGGTACACGCTGTGCAGTAAGCCTGTCACGCATCGCTTCAGGTGTCTCACGTGCCCCCACAACCTCAGCACGCATCTGTGCAAGTGTCTCGGCGTCCAGCTCAAATAAATCCCCGTCTACGAAGTTGGGGCCACTACGCACAGCAGGCTTCGGTACCGGCTCACCGCAGTCCGGACACGCATCAAGATATCGCTCATACACAGCGGTGCAGGCGACACACACACGCACCGTGCTCGCCTCACTCTTACCACTGCGACGTTCACGCCGGTCCAGACTCCACTCTCTGTGACACAGTTCAATCTTGGGACCGGTTGGATGGTCAACAAGCATCGCATGGCGCGCAATATTACCTACATGGTCCACATAATAGCCGAACTTTTTACCGTCTTTCAGCCGCAACATACGTCCGGCACGCTGTACAAATCGTCCAAATGATTCCGTGGCTGCAACGTCTTGCACTGCTTCAATAGCGGGGCAGTCAAAACCTTCATCAAAAATACTGACCGATGTCAGGACTAGATATTCACGATTCTTGAATGAGCGCACAGCTGTGATACGGTCATAGTCTGACATGCCCCCATGCACGCATTTGGCAGGTATACCTGCCGCAATATACTGCTGCTCCAGTTCCGTAGCAGTATTGACATCTGGAGCAAATACGACAGTCAACATACCGTTAAGAAGTTTTTTATAAGTATTAACCACATCACCGGTAATGGTCTTTTCATCGTGAGTAATCAGTGATGAATTGTTTACTGCCTTACTCACTTCAGAAGCAACAAAGTCACCCGTTGTATTGCTGACCTTAATCGCGTCACGGCTAAATGAGCTGGGTGGTGCAAACAACTTATACTCAGTAAGGAACTTCATATTGATGAGGTCGCGCATGGACGGTCCAACCTTCATCACATGGAACACACCATCAGCATGTGCGCCCAGTCCCTTACCATCCGCACGAGAAGGCGTGGCAGTCACTCCAAGTCCACGCGCATGAGGAAACATATTAACTGCAGTTCCCCACTTATTTTCACGCAGGACGTGGTGTGCTTCATCCATTACCCACAGACGTACGCTCGGTAGCCAGTCTGCCAGCTTATCACCACGACGTACCAGCGTATCTACACCCGCGACCGCGTGACGGCTGGATGGGTCATAGTAACTGTGACCTGTTTCCTCCATATGAAGGCGTACTATCATCTTTACAACATTCGTAGGTCCAATAATGCGGTGACGTACCTTATTGCGTGCCAGCGATAAACTAATCTGACTCACCAGTTCCTGACGGTGTGCGACCGCACAGGTTGAACCACTCTCATCGCTGATGATAGATGAGAATAAAACCGTCTTACCTGCACCGGTCGCAAGTACCGCCAGTACGTTTTCACGGGGGTTAGCAGCCCAGTGTTCGTTAATCCGGTTCTTTAAATCCTGCTGATATGGTCGCAGTGCCGGACGTGTTGCGTCACTAATAGCACCTGCGATGGGTGATAGTACGGGTACCTGCATCACTCATCACCCCACTTCCAGCCTTCCGGCATTTGTCCGCCATTCTGTTGTTTGATGTAGTGTTTCATGCGACTGACCAGAGCGTTAAGAGTCAGCACCTCATGTTTATAGCGCGAAAGCTTTAACAACTTGTCCTGTTTCTTTTCATCCAGCACCATTTGCCGCGCTTGTCGCTTGTCCCCAACTTCTAGTTTCAATTCCTTCAGTTCCTTTTCCAGCTCGTTAATCATCTGTGACTGGTTGAGGATGGTTTCACGCTGTTTTGCAATAATCTGCGACTTGGTTTCAGTTTTAACGCGCATGCTGTGGCGCAATTCGACACCGGCATCAATGACCTTTTCCAGACGTTCCGTATGTGTACGTATCACACCCATCTTCACTCACTCCCCAATACGTAAATCTTCCGGCACACGTTTGACTCGATGCAACGTGCGTTACGGATAAACTTAGCAGCCACGTAGGGCGGCACTGCCACACCATTGATATAGAACTTATCTTTCTTACTGGTGGAGTTTGCCCACCCGTAGCTGGGGCGGTGCAGTTGTTTAATGGTTATCATCTCTAGGTCTCTCCATTATTTCTAAGTGTACATCTATGCCATTCATACCCCAGCCAGTTCTTAAATTTTCGTCAAGTGGTTGAATCGATTGTCTAACGGCGCATTCGTAGAGACCTAAACGCTCAATCAAAACGTCCTGAATCATTTCACTAGTTGGGGTGACGTTCTTTTTAAACACGTGTTTCAAATCTCCGTTTAAAAACATCATGTATTGTTTATATGGCTTCATATTTTCTTTTCCTCTCACTGTTGACGACAGCGTCAGATTACGTCACAATCCTTCTCAACGCAACCCACAAGAGAGAATAAAATGTTGATTGAGGTAACGGTGAAGAAAAGCGAATTGGTGGAAATGAACACAGATAGGGCGGGTCTCACACAACTTATCACAACTGACCTTATCACCAGTGATATTGATAATGATTATCCCGGTTTCATTGTTGTAATTCATGTAGAGGAAGATAAATAATGAGTATCACAATTACTGTCCCAAATGATGACCACGTGGCATTACGCGCAATGGCTAAAGCACTGGAAGCGATTGCCGTAGCTCGTGGTGCGCCTGACAGTAGCAATCAGGTTGGTGAACTGAACTACAAAATCAATATTGACACCACTCAGGCGACCGCAACGCTTGAGCAACTGGTTAAACAAGTTGAGAGTGACACCACATCACAACAGGTTGAATCGCTAAGCGGTCGCTTTGCAACATGTGAAGAGTTGGAGAAAATCAATGAAACCTTACGTAATGCTGGGGTGGATGAGAATACGCCGGTTGATTCAGTTCTGATGGCGGAATCACCCACTATCGACTCAACCGGCACACCATGGGATGAGCGTATCCACTCTGCCAGCAAAGCGTTAAACAGTGACGGTACGTGGCGTCTGCGTCGTAAGCCAAAGGATATGGATGAGGGGGAGTGGTACGCTTTCATGGGTGACGTCATCCACGAGATTACTCCTGCAGAACATCTCGCCAGTGAAGCTAAGGATATTATTGAGCAATCGATTCTGCGTGCCCATTCAAGTGTTGCTGAGCAGTACGGACAAGGTCTGGCAAATGCTGCCTTTACTGGTGACCGAAATACAGCACCAGATTCAATTATCACCAACGCATTGAAGGTTGGTGAACCTGTTGAAGTCGCAGAAGGTTATTTTTCACAGGCGTACGTGTTTAAATCTGAACCACCTGTCACACCAGCGGGCGACGACTTCCACGTGGATGCAGGTGAAGTGACCGAGCAGCAGATTGCAGCTATTCCGGCACCGCCGTTGCCTGTGCCTCCAGTGCAGCAGTCGGACATGACCTTCCCACAGGTGATGCAGTTCCTTACTGAGCGTCATGGGCGTATCACAAGTGCACAGGTGGATGACATTATTGCCGATATGGGTCTGAACAGCATTATGGACCTGAACACACAACCGGAATACACTGGTCCATTTATTGCACGCGTTAAATCGCTGCTGGGGGAGTAATAGACATGCTGACAGGAACACAGTATTTCTGGCTTAACAAAATGTCTGAGAGCGGCAAACTAAGTGCGGTTTATGATAAACCTCCGAAAATAGTCATGAGAAATCTTACACAAAAAGGATATTGCAGAAATATCATGGATACATTTTATGAAATCACCCCCGAAGGGCGTGAGGCTATTTTGAAATGGTGACATCCCCACAACTCCCCAAAGCATCTGATGCAAATGTGTGGATGAAGTGTCACGGCTCCCACGCTGCTCAGTTACGTCACCCCGGTCCGCCGGGGGAATTGTCCCAAAGTCGTCTTGAGGGACGTGCCTGTCACGAGGTGGCGCAGAAACTATTCCGTAATGAACCGTTTGGTGACATTGTTGGCAGTCTGTCGCAGGACGGTATCGTTATCACACAGGAATTGTTTGAAGCAGCACGCGAGTATTACAACGATGTGTGGGGATATTGTAACCAGCACAGCATACCGCGTGCTGAGCTACATGTAGAGGGTGTTATTGCGCTTGACCGCTTTGAGTATGATTGGATGGCTGTGCCGGATGTGTGGTTGTACAACTGGGAAGCGAATCACCTAATAATATGGGACATGAAAGCCGGTCACAGTCTGGTCGAGGTGTACGAACACTGGTCGATGATTCTGTACGCTGCAGGTATTGTTTGCCAGCTACCGCGTGAGCCAGATGTGATTGAAATGCGAATTGTACAGCCGCGCGGGTATCATCCGGAAGGTGCAGTCCGTAAATGGTGTATCACTATGGACGAGTTGAGTAGTTACATTGCGGAGATTGAACGCACATTACCTCTTGTACTGGGTGACTCACCCATCTGCACACCCGGACCACAGTGTAAAACCTGTACCGCACGGGCCCACTGTGACGCATTGCAGCGCACCAGCTATGACAACATTGACTATGTGAACAGTCTCAGCACTCACACGCTGTCTGGTCACAGCCTTGGCGTGGAGTTAAAGCTGTTACAGCGTGCGCAGGAGATGATTAAGATGCGTCTCAGCGGGCTGGAAGAGCAGGCGTTGTACGAGATTAAGCAGGGTAAACAGGTACCGTACTTTGCAGCTAAGCCCACGTACGGGCGTAAGCGCTGGAAGAAAGAGATACCGGTAGAGCAGGTGATTATGATGGGTGACATCATGGGTAAAGACCTGCGTAAGCCGGTAGAGCTGGACACGCCTGCGCAGTGTATCAGGAAAGGTATTGACCCGGCAGTGGTGGAGCAGTACGCCGAAACACCCACTACAGGTGTGAAACTGGAGCCGGTAACAGAACGTGGAATAAAAAGTGTATTTAGTCGTTGACGAGTACGTCAGACTCAATTATATTACATCACACAGACGCGGAACGGTCCGCACTGAACTTAGCAGAGAGGATTTACCAGATGGCTCAATTTACTTTTGTTACCCCAGTTGCTCGCCTGATTCATGGTCACCCGATGAAGCAGAATACGCGTACCGATGACCTTACCAAACAACCAATCATTGGAAAAGATGGCCAGCCGGTGAAAGAGGTGTATATCGGTATTGCTATCCCTAAAGGCTCTGAGGCTGACTGGAAAGATACGGACTGGGGTAAGCATATTATGATGGCTGCGCTGGATGCAGAGAATGGTTATGACTCTGCTACCACGCGTCGTCCTGACTTTTCTTTCAAGGTTGTTAACGGTGACAGCGACATCCCGAACAAAAACGGTATTGCTCCGAACACTGACCCACACAAACGCGGTCACTGGGTACTGAACCTGACTACCCGCATTCCTTATCCTTGCTACCACGTGGGTAAATATAATCCACTGGATGCGATTCAGGATGCGAACGCAATTAAGCTGGGTGATTATGTTCGCGTGAACATTGTAGCTAAGGGTAACAAACCAGCCAAATCACCGGGTGTTTACCTGAACCCTAACCTGCTGGAACTGTCCCGTCCGGGTGAAGCGATTGTGCGTGAAGGTAGCGGCCCTGACGCAGCATCAGTATTCGGCGGTGCACCTGCTCCGGTTACCCCACCGACAGCACCGGGCGTACCAGTACCACCTCCTGCAACTGACCTGCTGGTGACACCACCGGTTGAGGAGAAGTACAACGTACAGGGTACCATCTATACCAAGTCACAGCTACTTGGCTTCCCCGGCTTCACTGAAGAAGTGATTGCCACGCTGACACGCGCTTAACCACAATGCCCCGGTGTGAGCCGGGGTAGTAACTGAGGAGTAACCACATGATTAATACTACTGATTATCTATATTTAGTTCTTGTACCATCTGCACAGGCTTTTCGTGGTCAATGGGAAGAAGGGAAAGCACCTTTTAAAGCAACCCGAAACGCCAAGCAATGTCGTGTTGAATTCGTAAACAAATCCCAAGAGAAAATTTGGCAGAAGTTCTGTCTCGACAACGACCTAAAAAATGATTCCTCATTGGAGTATTAACCACATGGTCCAGTTTAACGAACACACGCAGAAGCTGAATGAGTTTGACCAGAAGCTGGCAGAGCTTGAGCGTGAGACACGTCAGACCGAAGAGCAGCGGCGCGAGTATGTCAACCGCAACAGCTTAAACAAGCCAGTACGTGACGGCTATACGAAGGGGTGATGGGTATGAGTGAGAAATGGACTGACTGGAAAGGTGGTAAGTGCCCTTTACAATATGGAACCCTCGTGGATATTAAAGATGCTGATGGTTTCATTTGGGAAGATGTAATTATCGGTCAATGTTTTGAAACGGCTAATATTTTTTTGGGAATGGCACGAAGCTAACATTCCGAGTAATAATATAGTTGCTTACAGATTAAAATAACTCTTAAGCCCCTCACGGGGCTTTTATCTCTCTGAGAGGACCACATGAATTATTTATCAATGTGCGACCCTGTTAACGGTTGCGGCAAAACTTACCCTGCTGATTTGAACAAATGCCCACACTGTGGAGTTGACCACGCCTTTTCCAGTCCTGCGCCGGTTGACCCTCGTGACTGGGGCTATGATGAGGAAACATTCCCTAATATCTTCACATGTTGCTTCATTCATGCTGCTACCGGTATGGAACTCATGTACGAGATTTCCGACCGTTGTAACGACTGGCAGGCACTTGTGGATATGGTGCACAACCTCGGACGATGTGGAGCACGCGGTATCGGCTTCAACAACCTTGAGTTTGACTATCCGATTATGCACTGGCTGGTTCAGCAGCACGAGCATGTAACTCCACAGCAAATATTCGCCAAAGCACAGCAGGTGATTGAGTCTAACAACGAGAATAGCTGGGCAAACATGGTGTGGGACCGTGAGCAGGTATTTCAGCAGATTGACCTGTACAAGATTAACCATTTTGACAATAAGGCGCGGCGTACCAGCCTGAAGGCGCTGGAAGTGGGTATGCGCTCACGTAATGTCAAGGACCTGCCATTCCCCGTGGGCGCAACACTGGACGACGCGCAGAAAGACGTACTGATTGAATACAACAAACATGACGTGCGCGAGACGCTGAAGTTTTATGTGCGCTGTCTGGACAAGATTAAGTTTCGTGAAGAGTTGACCGCAACTTACGGTAAAAACTTCATGAACCATCCTGATACGAAAATTGGTAAAGACTTCTTCGTAATGAAGCTGGAAGAGAAGGGTGTTAACTGTAAGAACATTACCATCCGCGACCGTATCGCGCTGGCCGATTGTATCCCGGCTTATATTGCACTGGAAACACCTGAGTTTAATGATATCCTTTCACGCATCCGTGCGGTCGTGCTGAACAAAAAACAGCAGGACGAGCTGGTTACGACGAAGGGTGTGTTTAATGATATGGTCGCTACACTGGACGGGATTGAATATGTTTTCGGTCTGGGTGGTATCCACAGTGGTATTCCGAACTGCATTTACAAAGCGGGGAATGGCTTTGTTATGAGTGCGCGAGACGTGACGTCACTCTACCCCTCACTGAGTATTGAGAACAATTACTATCCTGAACATTTGGGACCGATATTTTGTGAGGTTTATAAACAACTATTCATTGAACGTCGTGATGCAAAACGTGCGGGTAACAAGAACGTTGACGCGACTCTTAAACTGGCGCTCAATGGTACGTTCGGTAATATGGGTAGCAAGTACAGCCCTTTCTGTGACCACAAATGCCTCCTGAGTATTACCATTACCGGTCAGCTTTCCATGGCTATGCTGGTCGAGCAGCTGCGTAAAGTACCGCAAATGACTATCCTGCAGGTCAACACGGACGGCGCTATCCTTCATCACCCTGAGGAATATCTGGCACAGGTTAACGCAATCTGTGATGACTGGATGAGAGTAACAAAGCTTAATCTGGAGTGCGAGGATATTGCACTGGTTAATCAGCGAGATGTCAATAACTACCAGCAGGTCGGTACAGATGGTAAGGTAAAACGCAAGGGAGCTTACGAATACAAATATCAATATCATCAGGACCCATCGGCGATGATTGTACCTATGGCAGCAGAAGCTGCACTGGTGCACGGCAAAGACATACGCGAATTTATCACCAGTCATCGTGACCCGTTCGCCTTTATGCTAAGGGCTAAGGTGCCCCGTTCTGCCACACTGGTGATGCGCTGGTCAGAATGGAATGCTGAACAAGAACTGCAGAACACGACACGCTACTTTATCAGCCGTTCAGGCGGAGCATTGGTTAAACTGCTCGCACCAACGGGGCCAGCTGGTACGTGGAAGCGCAAGAACGGTATTAAGGACGATGTCTACCATGCTGTAATGAAAGAGATAGCAGGGCAGAGTGGCGACCTTGACAGCGTGGGAACACCGTGGGATGAACGTATCCACACAAAAAGTCGCAGCAAACATGAAGCAGTGCGCGAGAGTAGCATATGCGCCGGTCACCGTGTCACAGAGTGTGCAGACGCTAATGACTTTGACTGGTCAACGCTCTTCTATGAGTGGTACATCTCTGAAGCAGAGAAACTGGTACTACCCCTCCTCAAATAGCCGCCTTGCGCGGCTTTATCTCTAAGATTACTCCCATTGCCATAATTGGACTTGTACCCCATGATTAAGTTATTATTAACCATATTAATGGTAACGAAAAATCGTGGACAATATCACTGTGAGCGCTGATAAAATTGAAGCCTTAAGGGAAGACGTCAACGAATTCCGTCAGGATATGCGGGCTATGTCGCAGGCTGTGCAGCAGTTACTCATCAGCCAGAATGAAAATCGTTTCACTAAAGAGCATGTTGAGCGTGTGGAAGTCGCTGTGACTACCGGTATTGAGAAAATCACACAGACTATCGCAATGCAGCAGACTCAGTTAAACGAAATCAACCGCACGGTGTTCCTGCATTCCAAAATCTGGACAGGTATCACCATTGCACTTGGTTTACTTTTTGCGCCAACACTGGGTTTACTGGGATGGAATAACTCTCAGATGGAAGCATTGAAGGAGCGTCAGGTTTCACAGAACGTTCGCCTGACGCTGATTGAACAGAAGCTTGAACTTGACCCGCGTGAACGAGACCGTACTAGTGTTTCTCCCCGCAATTAACAGACCACTTCTCATCATGGGCTAATACAGCCCGCTTTGTCTGCATGTCCATTACCTGGACGTCCTGCTCCGTCAGATAAATTGGCTGAACCCAGTTACACGCCGTATCCACAACTACGGGATTAACGGGTCCATTTGTCGCGCAGCTGCTTATCAACATCACTATCGGAAGCATTACTGACATTCTGGTCAACATGTGCGGCCTCTTTGCTTACTGTTGTCTGACGCTCTGAAGCAGCTTCAACTGCAGCTACCCGTTCATCACTGGCTTTCTTCTCAGCTTTTGCTGTGGCTTTGCTGTGTCCCAGCATGTAAGTGCTTACGCCACCCACAATCGCAGCGAGTAACGCCACGCCCCACGTTACGAGTTCACTCATCTTTCGTCTCCAGTTCTTTACGTTGCTGGTCAAGTTTTGGCTGACGAATAAACTTTGAAATCACCCCCAGCGCAATCAGCGCGTAACTGATGTACTGCGCTACGTTAACCGGCAGCAAGGCTTTCAGGTCGGGTGGAAGCATCAGCCATGCCTGCACAAGTGCATCAGGTGCTGATGCGAGATAAACCCCCAGCACCGTACCCGCACCAACCAGCCAGACTGACCACGTTTTCCACAACAGCTTAGCATGTGAAGCAAACTGCAACCGGGTATATTTCTGCACGATAAACAACACTACGACAATCCCCACCACAAAGGCTAAAAAGTAATACATATTAAATCTCCACGCGTGCAAACCAACCATTAATCCATTTACGCTGTGATGCGTTAGCCTCAACGAGTTCAATGTAACGAACACCCTGCAGGCAGTTAAGCGCCTTTACCAGAATAGCCGATGCATTAGAACGTGACGCAAGGTAAACGGCGACAGCGTTACGGGTAGCAGGTCCCATTTTACCATCAACCACCAGACCACTACCCTGTAACGCATTAATCGCACGCTGCAGGAATTTAGTAGCTGTAGCAGGTCCCATGTTCACCCCGGTGTCAAACAGTTCAGCAGCAATCTCAGAAGGGAAGGTGCTGAAACCCGGTTTAACCAGATACTCGCTGCGATAAATATCCTTTGCGGTCTGCAGCGGCAGGTCACGCATCGGGCCTATATACCCATTAGCACGTGCTGTTGCCACAGTAATGCCGTAGTTAGTCTCCCCGCCCTTATCGGACGGGTCATTCACATAACCACCCTCAGCTTTCACTGTGGTGTTAATGATGTCATCGAGGGTCATTTTATCACCATTCAACTATGAGAATGCCGGGGGAACCATTACCGCCTTTTTTCCCGGTGCCGCCAGTCTGACCAATAGTGATAAACGCACCGCCACCGCCACCGCCTACACCATAACCATTAGAATTAATACCATCTGTAGAACTGGCACCACCAGCAATGCCACCGCCACCGCCACCGCCATACGGACCAGAAGCACCATTCCCACCTGATGCATAAATAACAAACGCCTGTCCAGTGGGAACAGATGATTGTCCATTTGTACCAGAAGGATATCCGTTTCCACCTGAACCGCCTGCAATAGTGGACGTACCATATATACCACCTGAACCGCCCGCACCAGGCTGAAGTGTAAGCAACGTACCAAATTTCGTTACACTACCACCAGTACCTGCAGATGCAGATACACCGTTAGCACCATTACCGCCAGTACCGCCAGTGCCAATCTGTACACTGTATGACTGTCCGGGTACAACAGTTACCGGTGTTTTAATTGCCGACTGTCCTGCACCACCGCCACCACCTGAAGTAGCAGCACTGGAGTTAGTTGAAGAACTCGAGCCACCGCCACCGCCACCGCCACCTGCGGCACCACTTAACCAAAGGGTTGTGATACCGGCTGGAACAGTGAAATTACCGTTAGCAGTAAAAGTTTGTTTACCTGATAACTTAAGCCCAAGCGTTTTAAGTGCATTAAATACCTGACTGTTTACTGCCGTATCAGTAGTTCCATTAGGCTCCACTCCTGCAGCTTTAAGGATTGCTTCTGACAAAGAAGATAAATCATTTGCCCAATCTGCCTCAAGATAAGACCCATCCTGTGAAGTGGGGGAGGTTCTGTTTTTAAATGCCCCCTGTGGATGTTCGTCAGAAGGGTTATCGAACCGACCGGGATAACGTTCATTACGTTTCAATGCCATTTATCTAAACCCCTACAAAACCTACAAATTGAGTATTCACATCCCCAAACTGCTCGCTATAGTCGCCAGATTGAACATAATCGTAAGCCTCAAGAAAACCTTTAAAATGAACACCTTGAGGTTTGGCAACAAGCGAAGCATTTAAGAGCGCCCATCTTTGAATCTCAGATATGTTACCATAAAATTCCACGCTGAACGACATGTCTTCGCCGTCTGTTACTCTCATAACCTGAGCATTCGGTAGCAAAAAATTCATACCAAACAAAATATCTTCTATAGTCGAGTACGAGTTATTCTTCAAAATTTTACTTTTGATAGCCAGTCTATATAACTCATCTGACATGTTAGAATCCTGGTCTAACGTTAAGGCGCTAAACATGGTTTCAGAGTCGCCAAACTCAGCTGGGTTATTTTCAATTTCCGCAAATGCTCCGGGAGACATTGGAATAATACCTAAGAAATTACGTGGCATTACTACAATTCGACCAAGTATGTCGAGTTGTGCACCTTCAGCAAAATCAATGTCATACATGAGGCGAACAGCATCAGAAGCACTACCAATTTTCAAAGCAAGACTTCGTGTTATGTTATACCATGCAGTTACTTTAGGTTTGTTACGGTACTGAGCATACACCCGTGGTGGCGCGTCGGAATTTTCAACGACATAATTGTTATCGACGGTGTAAGGTGTAAAATAAGACTTTGGAAAAAAATTCATCATTTACTCTCCAGTAATGACAAACGCGCTTCTATTCCTCTTACGATGAAAAGACTTAACTGGTCATATCGGAAACTATACCTGTCACCAGCTGGAATTTTTTTATAAACTGGGTTTTCTTCTTCGTCATAATGGTCAACAACTTTAGATGCAGCCCATTCATCATGACAAATAAAACCGTAATGCATCGGGTCAAGTCCACACTCTGTCATTATCTCAATAGCTTTCTGCACGGTAAGTCCGCAGTGCTCTCTGGCATCATCACCTTCTTCCTTCTGTTTCTCTATCCAGCTAAAGAAACCAACCTCTTTGCTTATCATAGATGACGCTTTAATTTCGGCATCTGTAAAAGGTCTTACACTGGATTTTAAACGAGCATCAGAAGTCTGGATGGTTCCATTTACTGCATATAATGCTGTTGCGCGTAATGCTGCCGTTCCGAGACTGTAACTGTTATCCGTAAAGGGTGCCAGATTACCACTGGCTCCAATTATCCATCTCCCAGAGCGTGTGGTACTACCCACACCGGTCGTCTCAAATGAGATTTCAGTAGCACGACTTGTAGGTGTAAAGGCACTCTGTGCATTTAATTTAATCGCAGCTGACGCACCCTGAAATATTGTACCGTCATGCCCACTCATCGTCACAAATGTTGATTTATTTGCAGGTGTTGCGGTAGGCGTACCTTCAATTCCACCGGGGATAATCATTCTGATATTGACAGCTTGAGTTGCATCACCGTAGTTAAAAAAATGAGGCTCATTGTTGATTCCGGACCTTACTACAACTAAACCTTTCCCCCGGTTCTCAACCCATGGGTTCGCATAAGAACGAGAATCATAAGCAGTACTTACAATCAAGTCACCCTCAGAGCCGAAAGTTGCCGCAGCAATTCTGTTGTTTGTGTCTTTACCTGAAGGCGTGACTGTTACTCTGACAAGTGTAGACTGGTCAGTATTTGTAACAGATGCTGCAGTAATAAAATGTATTGCAGCGGATGAGTGGTCAGTATATTTACCTGTCGCCGCTATCCAGGGACGAGCACCATAACCACCAATCAATGAACCTGCACCTATAACCGTTGTGGGGTCAGTGGGCCTTGTAAAATTATGGAAAACTGCTGCGCCAATTCCTATTGACTCATTACCAAAAGAAGCCTCATTGAGTCCCTGACTCATACTTAATACCACACCGCTTTTGTTTTGTGTGCTGGTTTGTGTGGTTGTATAAGAGAGTATGTTGCCATCAAGGTTTATTGTTTTTACGGTGTTGAGTGAGGTAATGTCCGAGTTGTCACCTGATGCTGCTGCACCAAGTGAAGAACGTCCCGCCAATGGGGTAGAAGCGCCCGTACCACCTTGTGCGATGGATAAAGCAGTTGTGAGACCTGAAAGAGACGTGATATCTGTGTTACTACCACTCGATGCCTTAGAAGTTAAAGACGTAGTAATTGAATCGATATTGTTGGTATTCTCAGATATTTGTTCAGAGGATTGTTGTATCTGGATGGCATAGTTAGCAGCCTGATTTGCTGAATCTACAGCGCTTGCAGCAAAATTACCCGCAGCCTGTGCCTGTGTTGTAGCTGCCTCCACGGATGCACTTGCAGCAGAAACAAGAGAATCAACCTGACTGAAATTATCATCCAGTTCAGACCATGTCAAAGGGCGTCCAAGGTCGGTTCTTTTTTTAATAGTCATACAATGTTCACCGTTATGTTTGATGTGGTCCAGCGTGACAACTGATTAAAAGCTATTGTGACATTTGTTGTGCTTCCATTCAATGTCATGCTCTGTACATAACTGTTACCGTAATAACCGATTATTTTGTTAATGGGGGTGTAGAGCGAACTGTATGGTACGGTTTCACCTATATCAAAACCATCTGGTTTAAAACCATACTCCGTAGGTATCAGACCACCCGCTGCATACTCAATGATGGCATCCTGAATCATTGGTGCAAGCGTCCCTTGTGAAGGCAATGTTCCATCATCCTTAATATTCACGCTGATTAGCATGTCTACATAAATTGGCCTGCTAAACTTTATTGTTTTGATATTGGTCGGATAAACAGGAGAAGCAACATTTACGCTCACTGCGGTACCAGCTGTATAGAGCATGACACCGGGGTTTTTCTTAAGATAAATAGCAAGAGCTACATCTTCATTTAACCCACCATCTACAATAGGTGCAATACTATGAGCAGGTAAACCATTGGAATCTGTAGTATTGTTGTCGTTTTCATAAATATGCACACGGCGTATACCATCTACAGCGAAAAGTTCACCCAACATTGAGTCGAGTTGGTTATTTCCGGGTCTACCGACAGCTGTGGCACGTTTTACACGCAATGAGCTGTCAGATTCAACCCCTGTTCCGGGGGTTGCAGGTGAAGGGTTGTTTACGGAGGTAAGCCCTGCCACAGTGTCCACTATCTGAGTGATAGTGTTAGAGTTAGCCTCTGTTGCGCCCACGCTGTTTGCGGTGAGGCTAACCAGAGCTTTCCCTGTACTATCCAGAGTCCACGTCTGGTCAAGTGTCCACACTGTGCCAGTAGTTGCAGATTTGAATCTGGTGCCAGCAGGAACAATTGTAGTGGTCGGAACACCGGTCAGAACAACACCCGTAATAGTGGAAGCCGTTCCTTCACTGCGCTTTGTCCCCGTGATAGCTGACACGATGTCAAGGTCATAACCACTCGCCTTGTTCGGGTCCTTAGAGTTATAAGCCTGCTGAAGTACCTCATCAAGAGCGCCAAACACTTCCGCATCGTGGGCAATTTTCAGACCATCAGGCGTGGAAGGGTCAAGGTTCCAGTCGGGGTCAATATTTACATAAAGCTGTTTCTCTTCGTCAAACCATTCGTTTTGTGTTTTGAGAAGATAACCTTTAGGTGTGATTTCAGCCATTTGTTTCAGTCACCGTAGCAATTCCATATTGGGTCAGGACACTCGCCGTGACCGTGAGTACCCGCGCATTAACATCCGGGAAATCTAACTTAAAAGAGGTGAGCCGTATGACGCCCGGTGTAGCCGCAATCCGGTTACGCAACACCGCCTCACGTGCCGACATGTTTACACCTTTACCCAGAATCTGCTCAAACCACGGGGTGCCATCGGTAATGTCACGAAAATACTCACCAAGGAACAACCGAAGACGGGTCCGGATGGTTTGTTCTATTTCCAGTTGAGCGTCAACAAACATTACACCACTGGTAACGATGTCACCGCTTTCATCAAGTAAACGTACAGTCATGTGCGTGGTGTCCCTGTAATGTTACCGTTCTCATCGTGGCGGTGTGATTCTTATGGTATACCCGTAGACCCGGTAAACCCGCCACCAGCAGGAGCGCTGATTTTACCCTGTGGTGTGAAAACCACCCCGTTAATAACAGCGTTACCATTAGCAAGTAACTGAATAGAGCCGGACGCATTGAGCAGGTTAATCAGACCATCCATGCTTATGTTCAAGCTGGCCTGAGCATTACCCACCGCAACTGAACCGTCATTCTTAAGCCACGCATACTGGGTGCCATCTTCATTACGTAACTTAATGCCGTTGTTACTGAATGACTTGATGACATTTGGCAAAGAACGTATGCCCGGTACAAAAACAGCATCCTGTTGATTGTGAAAGCGTGCGGCAGGATTATCAGCTGTACCACCTGTTTGCTTCCACGCGTCAATACATCGCTGACTGAAATGAACAAGCCCTTCACAACCAATATCAATCTGGAACTCAACAGTAAACCCATCACCCGGAAAAGACACGGGGACATCTACAATGGGGGCGGGAACCCATGCAACACCATTGATGTCCACGCGCTGGATACCAATCTGAATCTGAGCACGCTGTGTCTTTGGGTCGAACGCCAGCACGTGTCCCGGAATAGAGGTATAAACAGTTTTCATACTCTCAGCAAATGCAGTACGTTGTACCTGTGAGCCTGACGCTCGTTTAGTGTTGCTGGTCATAACAACCCCGGAATACTGACAATGGTGAAATAATACAGGAATGACGGTTGACAGTCACGTCAAAAGTGAGATAGGATTTATCTTAAGGGTGAGTTCCACTCAGCACATGTGGGTCACGTTGTTAGCTGTGAAGCTCCTTGTCACGCTGTAGCGCAACGATAAATGACATAATGTGTCAGCCTCCTTCATGACAGGATACGCACTGTGGCGATAAGCGTTGGCGTCCGGGAAGAGACCGGAGTATTCATGTGAGATATGCTGACATGAATACCTGCTGGACCGTTATCGTTGCTTTTGCCCCTTAACCGGGGCATTTTTTTTATTTAGCGTATTGCTGTCCACGTCTGAGAGAATCATTAACACGCGCCACAGCTTCACCGCGAGTAATCTTGCCGTCACGATTTGCATCCAGTCCGGCATTGGCGTTATAGACGCTGGAAGGGGAGGTGGCAATTACATACGTGTCCGGCTTACCAATCCCAGCAGGCCAGAATACAGCCATGTAGCAATCACCTAAGTTGTTAATTCTACCCTTGTACTGGTTGAAATATTTGTCCACATAGTCAAGCTGCTGAACTGCCGTCATACGTGCAAGTTCTGTCGTGCTGGTACCCAGTGATTTAGCTGTGGAACTCACAAACTGAATAAGTCCTGTTGCGCTACTTCCGGGGTTCTTAATGGATGGAGAGAATGTGTAGCCCGTTTCAAACCCCATGACTGACATAAGCCATGAAGGGTCAACATTAAGATTTGTTCCAATCTCGCGTACTCTCACACGGAACTCCTGAGAAACACGAGCACCCCACGCAAGAGCACCCGTAGACATCGCTCCCGGTAGTGGGGCAGAGTTGGCCCGCAATCCATCAATCTCAGTTATCCATAAATTTCCGTGAGAGTCACCACGATGCCGCAGAGCAAAGATATTGTATTCACCTGTTGCACGTGCATCACCTGCCAGACCCACAACAAAAAGGTTACCTGCATTAAAACTCTGGAACTCAGACTTAATGTTGATACGGCCATTAATGCGGAAATATGGATTCAGTTTGTTAATAACGTATACACCCAGTCCATTAGGTCCTCGTGTCACTTCAGGCACACCCACCATACCCGTAAACTGTGAAACTTCAGTGATAGCCGTTGTGCGTGCGGCACTGCGCCGTGTGATAACCAGTCGCCCCCGGTCCTGCAGCCAGTCAAAATTATAAGCCTGCGCAAGCTGGTTCAGTTCCTGTGGTATATCACCATCCACCATATATCCACTGGTGAGAGCGATATCAGCAAACTGAGACTCATCAATATCTAACTGACGCGGCCATTGCTTAGCGATATCTTTCAGCACGTCAAGTAACTGCACGCCCTGACTGTAAGAAGAGTTGAGTGAGCCTCTGTCTCTCACCGGGTCGCCAGACTTGCAAAGGAAACGCTGCACAGTGGAAGCACCATCACGCTCTCTGAATGTGTTAGTCACATAACCTTTAAAAATGGTATCAACCTGATTGGTGTAACCGGCACGGAACTCAATAGAGGAGCCTGCATCAACCGTGGAAGTTTTTGCAAGGTTGTATATGCGGAAATCACCGAAAGCCAGTGTCTCACCCGGATTGATGTCAATGTCAAAAACAACACGGAACTGGTACGCATCACTTTCGCTGATGTACGTTTCACCATTTATGATGACACTGTAAAGACGGCGGTCTGTCATTCAGATACCCACACAAGGTGATTGTTAAGTCCGAGGTTATCAAGCGTTACTTCGTCACCAACAAAGACAAAACGACCAATGTCAGCACGATAACCATTAATAACGTCTGCACCCGGCACAAGCATTGCGCCAAGGACAAGCGGTGTTCCGTCACGGTAAATATCTAATGACCACGCTGGAGTGTCTGTATATGAAATGTAATTGACTTCAAAATCCAGATAGTTATCCCCCAGCTGCAGACTGAATTGCTGATGTGCATTTGCCGGGCCGTTACTCAGTGGTATTTCCTGCATCAGAATATCCCATCCAGTACGTTATTAACGGAGCTACTCACAGTATCATTAACGTCTTTAGCAATCTGCTGACCCTTCTTAACAACTGATGCGAGTGCTGACTTTGTCGGGTCACCATCACGGAGTTGCATTTGTGAAGGCTGCCCGAGTGTCTGCAGGCGGTCGAGGGTAATCAGTTCCTGCATCTCACAGACGAAAATTAACCCTGACTCATTAGAAATATCTTTGGTGCGACCGATACGGCTGATGACCATATTCTGTAACTGAATATCACCCGCATCAATAGCAAAAGGCTCACCAGAACGCATGAGAGTGATTAGGAATTCTAGTGTAGTGGATGCGCGGGTCTGGTCACTACCGGCGAGAAAACCTGCAGCAAGACCTGCTACGGCGGCAACGTACGGATTATTTGTAAGGTTCGACAATCCACCCGCAAGAAAGTCAGTCAGCTGCACTTTGAGAGGGTTATTGCTCACTGCACCGGTCATGGTCCAGCGGACAGGCTGGATGATGCGGTGGTCGTTCACATTGACGCCGGATTCCACGGGGTACATGGTCCACTCTACAGATACGTCCAGTGTATCTTCCAGCACTGCATCAAACTGGTAACCAGCAATGGTGGGTGCCTGACGGGTGAATAAACTGATAATGCTCATGTTACCTCGCCGTTGTGGATTGCATATCGTCCACCGTCATTTGATTATTACGTTGCTGCACTTCGGTAATTTTGCTGTCCAGCGCACGGCCATCCAGCTCAACACGCATGTCAACATTATTGGTCACTGTGGCTTTGAGGGGTACTGCGTACAGTTTTTCAGCAACAGCCTGACCCACAGCCGCAGCTGAATTGTAATCATTCACCTGTGCTTCTGGTGCATAATTACTGGTGTCAATATAAGTGCGCTTCTGTGCTTCGTAATCTTGATTGAGAGCGTCACCCGCATCCCATGTTTGGGGTCTGGCTTTATCTGGTGAATTATTATTCTGACCGCCTATGTTTTTTTCAAAAAGCCAGCTGGGTAATTCATAGCCTGTCTTTTCTTTAACGCTGGACTGGTCAGCATTCCAGATACTTTTGGCGGCATCATAACCTTTACCCAGTAGCGAACCACTGTGAAGCAATCCACCTGCAGTGTCACCCTGTGACTCATCGAAAACCTGCTTATTCCATAGGTCAGGAGGTAAGTCATAACCAGTCAGATTTTTCACATCATCATGGTTCATGTTCCATGCCAGTGTAGCAGCTCCTGCGAGTGCCACCGGTGGTGCAACTGCACCGGCAAGCGCACCTATGCCACCCAGTCCTGCTGCACCAAGCAGAGGAGCCGCCACACTTCCTGCAATACCTGCACCCAGCATGGACAGTCCTGCACCTGTGGCAACAGGGTCGCGCTCAGCCATTGGCGCAACAACATTACTCAGAATGTCAGAGCCTTTATTAATGATGTCAGTCATACCCGGTAGTACTGCACTGCTGATAGTATTAGCAACACCTTCCCAGCGGTTCTGTGCTTCACTAATCGCAGCATTATACTGGCGTGACTTCTCAATCAGGTCATCACTTAATCCGGCAACCTCGTGAACGTGGCTCAGTACATCACGATAACCATCGGAGCCTTTGCGTAGTAATTCCACGGTGGCGGGAGATAAGCCGAGTGTATTAGCGACGCCCTGTTGCTGGTCCCGGTTCAGCCCGGGGAACTGCTCGGACAGTCTTTCCATAAACTGACCACCCGATTCAGCATTCTTCAGGGGGTCAATCTGTACACCGTAATAAGCGAGGTCAGTAAATGTAGAGGCGTCACCTTTGTTACGCAGGTTGTTAATGGCTGTCTCAACACGGGTAATCTCACCCACCGCATCAGTAGCATTGCCACCAAGCGAGCGAAGAGCGTTGCCGTAGTCGTTAAGGTACTGTGTGGAGGTGTAAAGCTGGTTTGTGTTCAGACGCAGGTTATTGACACGCTCTGCCGTCTGCGATGCTGTGGCACCAACACCAACGAATGCGGCACTAAGAGCAGCGCCAGTGGTACCAGCAAGTGATTTAACACCCTCCATAGAGGTGCTGATTTCACGCTCACCGCGTCGCAGTTCTTCGGTATCGTAACCTATACCCACCAGAAACGATGTAATTACATTAGCCATTCGTTGCCTCTAACATTTCATCCATCGCCTGATTGAACATTTCAACATCAGCAAGCGAGTATGTACCGTCGTTCAGTTGTGCCCATGTGCAGAAGGGTGGGCACAACCCGTTAATACCGGTACAGGGTCGCATCAGAAACCAGTTTATACTGCTTGTTCTTCCTGAGCTGGACTGACGCTTCTTACGGCGTCGTCCAGCCATGAGAAAAAACCCTCCAGATTCCACAGAATTAACTGTGACAGAAGAGTGTTCCACTCAATCATTTTACCGCTGAAGTCTTTAACGCTGACCGGTGTTTCACTACCCGCGATAACAACGCGTTCGGTCAGTAAACTCACAACCTGCTTCTTAAGCTGCTGTGGCATAGAGAGAAAGAACGGCACCAGAATCTTATCACCCATGCCTGCACCGAGTTGATTAGCGGTAGCAGCGCGTGACAGCAGTGATGCAGAGAGCAGTGACAGCAGTTCATCCTGCTGTACGGCAGACGCCATCGCAGCATTGACGGTCAGATTACCAGCGCTAAATTGTTTTACATGTGACATGCAGAGTCCCCTTGTTTCAATGGGTAAATTCTACAGTAATCGCTGACGTAATGAAAGCTGTTGACGAGTCCGTCAGAGTGGGGTAGGGTAGTGGGACATTAACTGAGATGAGAGGATTGAGAGATGAAACTAATCGACTTGCTTGTGCAGGAATTACCGAATCGTGGTGGCTGGCCTAGCGGAAGAGGGCAAAGACATTGTTGGTTAACCCGCGATAATTACATTTCTTTCTATAATGATATGCAGGAAAATAGTTTCTATGTAAATTGTCATGACTTCGAGGCAGTGGATTATAATACTACAGTCACTCGCCAGCAATACGAGGCCGCCCTTGCAGCATCAAAGCAGGCTGAGTGGAGTGGCGGCATTCCCGCAGTCAACACTGAATGTGAGATTTTTGACTGTGAAAAATGGCTTCAAGTCAGAATTAAATACGTGGGTGATTATCTTGTCGTGGTAAAGGAGCTGAATGGTTCTTTAAGTGAGCGAGTTTTTCACATTGCGAAGCATCCTGATAAATTCCGTCCAATCCGCACCGAAGCAGACCGTAAGCGTGAAGATGCTATCGAGGCACTTGGGCTGGATGAGTCGCGAACTGGAGTCTATATCACCAAGGATGAGGCCACAGCAATCTACAACGCCATCGCAGCCGGTGAAATCCCCGGTGTAAAACTCGAGTAGTAAACTAAAGCCCCATCCGTGGGGCTAATCCTTTACGCTACCGCACCACGTGTGGAGGTCCAAGCGTTAAATTCCATTATAAACTGGTCATCGCTGATGGTGTTAGCGCCTGCACGCTCACGACGACCATCGTTGACAATCACACCTTCCGCACCTACTGCAGCATCCAGCGTACCAATCTGCGTGTAAGTCAGTTCAATATTGGCACCACTGTTCATCAGACCCTGCATGTAAGCACTGTCAGCCGAGCCGGGGTTGAGATTAATTGTCACACGGCGACCCGGACTCTGACGGTCCAGACGCACAGCGTTACGACCCTGACCACGACGCAGCGTTGATACCGGGTCAATCGGTTCATCAGCATATGGTGCAGCACTGTCGCCCCAGTCTGATAAAGCACGTCCGTTCACTGTGACAACGGTATTAGCATTACTGAAATTATACAAAGCCATTTATCTAATCCCCGTATTAATAAACGTCAACAGTTACATCAACGGCATGAATTGCGCCAGAGCGGAACACACGCACACGAATCGGTGCGGCCAGACGCGCAGCACGGTCAGCATCTGACAGGTCAAGAATATCTTCAGCCTTGGTCAGAATCTCATACCCCACCGTGTAAGCGTCCAGACCGGTATCCGGGTCAATGTAGTTACGCGGTCCGAGATAGTTGTTACGCACGAACTGTTCACAGATACGTTTAGCGTCACCAATCAGAACAGCCTGACCCACAGGAGTCTGCGGCAGTTTGGTCGTCTGGTTAAATAAAGCATTAAACAGACCTACACGGAGGAAGTTTACAAACGCATCAAGGTTAACTACGTCATCGATGTACTCACCGTAAGTGGAGTGACTGATGGTGTTTAACCAGCGTCCATTATCTTTAGACCCCTGCAAATCCAGCACGCTATAGAAGGTTGCCTTTTTAGTTGCTCGCTTCATGGTGCTGTATGCGGTATCTGATAAGTCTTCAGCCGCAACACCCGGAGATTTTTTACCTTCGCCAGTGATAGTGGAGCGGTCAGCAGAGTAGTTAACTCCTGCGAAGTGCTTGGCAAGTGCGGTGCCTGCATATGCATCTGTTGCGTGAGCAGCAGTATACACGTGGCGGTAACCCAGCGTAGTCAGTTGTGTTGCGATGTCGCTGGTGCTTGACGGGTCACGAATAGCAGTCGCTGCAGCACCAGTCTGGTTGTCGATGAACATCACGTTGTTGTTCTCAGCCCATGATGCAATCAGCAACACGTCAGCAGCAACAGCAAGCACATCAGAGGTGAACAGAGTCCAGTACCACCAGTTCATGTCAAACGCTTTATCCAGCGTGTCAGTCACGGCGGTGTCATCGGAGTCAGTACCCCAGACAGTCAGTGAAGGAACAGCAGGAGTAGAGCCAAGCCATTTTGCACCGGCTTTGTAAGTCTCGGTAGTGGCGGGGAAGTCCTGAGCAAGAGCAGCAACGGAACTGTACGTGCGGTAGCTGTCTGCGGCGAACCCGGTTGGCAACTCATCGCCTTTAGCGAATAACATTGCACTACCAAAATTAGCCGTCAGTAATCCAGCCGGACTAATCCGGGTATTAATCCGGATAATATTACTAACGTCATATGACATGTTTAAAGCCTCGTGGTTTGTGTATACACCGGCAAAATTTTATCACGATGAGATAGTTACGTCCACGGATTGTAACTGTGTGCCTTTTTCATCCGCAACCGTGGCGGTAACACGCTCAATACGATTCACATCCACAATGTCTGTCGCTTCGTAATACAGGTGAAGAGTAATCTGTGCACGTTGCTCGAAGTTACCCGACTGGAGTGCGGTGAGGTTATTGATGGCGTCCGTACCCGCCCAGCCCAGACGGTTACGAAAGAGTATCCATGGTACGTCAGGGCGCTTGTGGCACTCTTTCAGTTTCTCAGCATACTGCATTGCCTCACCACGCCAGAACTCAATGTTCACATCGCAGATAATCTGTGTGCGCATGTCGTAGCGCACCTGACGCGTCACAGGCAGGTCAATCACCTTAACATGCGCCTGTCCATACTCTTTAACCGACTGACGCACACGGATGCTGGCGTAGGGTCCGAGCGGTGCCTTTGCATTAGGGTCAGCAAAGATACATTCGGGAACACCGGTAACGGTCATCACAATAGTGCGCAGGATTTTAAATATTTCAAGACTGGTCATCGTATCTGTCCACCGTGACTTTGCAGTATTTGCGCCATGGGCGATTGTCTGTCCGGACTACTTTCCAGCGCTGACCGAGAAATAGCCACATGCCGTCCAGAGTGATAGCGTCAAGATTACCATTGTTCACGTAAATTTTGCGTGGGTCCAAGATGCGTTCACCACCACGCTGCAGGAAGTCCAGTTCCTTATCATTAAGCGGCTGAACGTTTACGACAAAGCCACTGATAGACTCCGTAGCTGCAGGTGTCCACACACCATCAATGTATGAGCCGCCTGCAGGAATGAATGTTGCGTCAACCGATTTAAACACCGCATCGATGTGTCCGGACATTGAGAGGCTCAAATTCCTTCCTCCGGTTTATCTTTTGTGACTTTGTATGTGACGCTGGCACGCAATGCACCTGTGTCAATGAGGGGATTGGATGAGCCTTTCTTTTCAATCGTGTACGCGGCGTTTGGCGGCGTTTTAAGGTCGGTCATGTACTGTTGCACGCCACCTGCTGCAAATGCACCAATACTATTCAGTGTTTCATCCAGTGTCGCACCACGCTCTATCGCTTCAATCACAGCATCTTTGATGTCCTGCTGTGCTGATTCCACTCCGGGGATGAGGAATGGACGGGCAGGTACAGGAGCAGGATGACCATCAAGCGTGTTGTGAGGGTTTCCATAGTTGTTCAGCGCGGCAACCTGCGCCATTGGCACAGCTTCGGAACCCGGCTCAGAAGATTGGTGCATTCCTGCATCTTCATGCACGCCGACCGTAACGAACTTCCCACCCATGAACTGGCGTAGATGTCGCTCAATATCAGCTTTAGCAATCTGGAAATTCTTAACAGTGACGCCCATTGGTACACCTCCTGTACGCATATTACCACACGGGCGGGAGGTGTAGCCAGCATACCCCGGAACCCCGAAGGAAAGTGATACGGGGTAGACTATCGGGGTATCACTTAACTTACTGATTCTATTACTATTACTACTACCTTTACCTTAATACCCTTAAAGAATTATATTTAAGATAGATAGAGAGAACATATAGGATGTATGTATACATACTTATAAGAAGAGCAGGGAAGAATAGGCAGAAGTATCGGGGTATGGGGTAAAAATGCTGTAAGTCTATGACAGATATAAGGAATAGCTTAACCGAAAATATTTTGTGTGAGAGTATTGACGAGTGCGTCAACTGCGAGTATCTTTAACTCATCGGCAAATGATGAGGATTACAGAGAATGACACTGAATGAAAAAGTCTGGTACAGCGTGTTCGGTTTATGCTGCATCTTCTGGTGTGGGGTTTCAATATGCTCACTCTGAATGAAATGCGTAACAAACACTGGTCAGGTCGTAACACACTCTGGCCGCGTACAACGGTAGCGTGTCAGGTGCGATTTGACTGGCAGGGATTACGCATCAATCGCAAGGCGCTGATGGTTGCACAGGATGAAGCGCGTGATGCAGTTGTTACGGGTGAACAGAAGTACTGGAACCGCGCAAACTATTTCTTAACTGCAGCATACATGGGTGACAGCCGTCACGATGCATTTTGGGGACAATTCTGATGTTACAAATTTTACTGGTTATCTGGGTAGTAGCAGCATGGCTTACACATCTGTACGTCTGCTTCACTGAACAAGCATGGGGCTTTCTGATTGGTGGGGGCAATTTTCTTCCCTGTAGCCTGGATTCATGGCACAGGCATCTGGTTTGGAGTGTGGTAAATGAACGAACAATACGATTTTGAAGAACATCTGGAACTGTACAAATCTTTGTACATGTCTGAGAAGTTTACTGCAGAAGATGCTGAGGAACTTGCTCTGAGTCTGATGCGCGCGTGTGGAGTTAAGACGGAGCCATTCTATGAAGAATATTCCAGAAATCGGAAAAGTGTACACTGACCGCCACGGGTTCAGTGTGACAGTAACAGATGTGGTGCGTTCAGGCGGTGGTAAAGCATTCGGCGGTGATGAGCGTAAAAGTAAACTTACCGGACATACCGTCACAGCAGAGCGTAAGGGCGTTTCGTATAAATTTGGTGGTCAGGCTTTTGAGCGGAGATTCATGTGATTTATTTTCCCGTAACCTACATGGCGACACAGCGTGTTGAGGAGCGTCCTGAAGCGGTTGCAACAGTGCGTGAACTGCTGGAAGCAATGGTAACGCTCAAGCTGTGTGAGAAAGAAGGCGGCAGCGTGCGTAAGTGCTGTGTGACGCTTGCTGCACGTATGACGCAACGACCAGTAGTGGAGTTCCTGCGTAAGACTGCAGCACTGCCGGTACCTTCTGCACGTGTTCACAGAAAGTGGAAAGAGATGATAGCCGCTGAAGCAGCTACGGCTGAGATGATTAAGGGGGGAGGGTGGGGTATGAATTACAACGAAATGACAGATTTTGAAATTGATAAGGCGGTAGCCGAAATTATTTACACAGGGATGAAGGTTACTAATTTTGCAGGAGAAGCTGTCGTATGGGATGAAAAAAATAACACGCGAGTGGTGCGTTATTGCAACTCATGGGCTGATGCTGGGCCGATTATTGAGCGTGAAAAAATCAACATAGAGTACCGAAATGATTGCAATGGGTTCTGGTTGGCAGGGCTTGGCTCAGGAAAAGGAAGTCATGCTTTCCTGCAAAAAAAACCTCTCCGCGCCGCAATGATTGTCTTCCTCATGAAAAAGGACTCCAAATGAAACTTGGCGTTAAACGTACTCACCCCGGCGCACGGATGCCCACGTATGCGACATCAGGCGCAGCGTGCTTCGATTTGTACGCAGTATCTGACATACCACATGAGTTGTATCAGGGTACGTCCGTAGTGATTCCTACAGGGCTTATTTTCGACATCCCGGAAGGATACGTGTTACTGGTCTATTCGCGCAGTGGTCACGGGTTTAACTATGACGTGCGGCTGAGCAATGCCGTGGGAATTATCGACAGCGATTTTCGCGGCGAGTTAAAGGTGAAACTTACGCGCGATGCTTCACCCGGTAGCTGGTTTAACCAGTTCCACATCGGACAGGGCGACCGCATTGCTCAGGCTATGCTGATGCCGGTTGAGCAGGTACAGATTGAGGAAGTGGAAGAAGTTGAAGCGACAGTACGTGGTAATGGTGGAATGGGGAGTACGGGAAAATGAGTGTCAAGTTCTATTTTTATTATGCTGAGGTTTCACGTAAAGGGAATGCAAACAATCTTGTATTTGTTTGTAGCGGGACCGCAGAAAGTAATCAACCAGCTAATCAATTATTTGACGCAATTGGACAACAGGTGGTTAAAGATACCAGTAAAAACACTGGAATTGACGAAACCGAACTTGTGTCCATCATCAAACAGTTTAACGTTCTCTAAAGATAGCCCCATCCGTGGGGCTTTAACACATCAGTTACCAATCACCAGCACACGGAAAGTAACGCCAGCTGCTGCGTTCTCAAATGGTCCACTGGTCAGCAGTAACGTACCGCGTGACTGCATCGCTGTAAAACTACACCCTGTTCGTGTAATGTTACCCGCACCACCTGTAATCATTTGTGTTCCATTCCATTGCGGGATTGGAATGACAACCGGTGGGGCAGAGTAGGTCCTTGTGAAAGTTAGCGCAACCGGTGTACCTGCCGTAACCACAGTTCCGCTCAGTGTCTCCATTACAGAGTTTGTACCTGCGACACCCTGTGGACCCGCTGCTCCGGTATCACCTTTTGGGCCTGTCGCGCCAGTATCCCCACGGGGTAGCGTAACATTCAGTGACTGAGCAGGGGAGGTACCTGATAATGTCGCAGCTGCCGTAGCCCCCGTGGAAACATTTCCGATGCTCAATGTATTAGCGGGACCTGCCGGACCAGTATCGCCTTTTGGTCCTGTACTACCAGTGGGACCAGTTGGTCCTGTATCGCCTTTTGCACCGGTGGGTCCGGCTATGCCAACATCACCTTTGGGACCGGTGGGTCCGGTTGAGCCGGTAGGTCCTGTATCCCCAGTTGCACCTTTAGGTCCGACAGGACCGGTATCACCCGTGTTACCTTTCGGACCTGCAGGACCAGTGCTGCCAGTTTCTCCTTTAGGTCCTTGTGGTCCGACGTCACCCTGAGGTCCAATTCCACCCTGAGCACCCATATTACCTTGCGGTCCCTGAGGACCAGCTGGACCAATTGCTCCTGTAGCACCAGTAGGACCTGCTGGTCCGGTGTTGCCGGGGTTTCCCTGCGGTCCCATCGGTCCCGGCAGTCCTTGTGGTCCGGCAGGACCAGTGTCACCTGCTGCACCTGCCGGACCAGTGTCACCCTGTGGACCACGTGTTCCCGTGGCACCTGCTGCACCCTGAGGACCTGCGGGGCCAGCTGGTCCGGCAAGATCAGCCAGTCCAATCAGTGTGGTCCATTCTGTGTCGCTGGAGCGTTTCCACTGCATTGCACTGTTACTTACACGCATGTCAGCAGATGCACCCTGCAGATTACTCAGAGAGATAAGATTCTGCCACGTCATATCCGTTGTGTACTTCCACTGTATGTTTCCGTTAGCAACCTGAATCTCTGGTGTCTTTCCGTTGGCACCGTTCTGACCACTCACATTAAAAGGCTGAATCTTTCCCATCACCTGAAAGAGTGATGAATTGTACACAACAGGTGTTCCCACAGGCTGTGCTTCAGTGAGCATACCACTGACAAGTGAGGAGAAGGTTTCAATATTGGGAGAGGAGACAATGCGGTAATCTGTAACAGTACCGATGTCGAGCGTGCCGGTACCTACAGCCTGACAGTATGAGGTTCCGCGGTAAAACATACCGTAGACAACCACGCTGCCGGTTGCCTGTCTGGTACGGACTTTAGCCTGTAAATCAGACGCGCTGGAGCCAACCAGTAATTCATATTTAGACAGGGACATGATAATACTCCGGATATTATTGGATTAATCCGGATTTGAACATAACACATTAGAGCCGCTGATTAAATCGGATTAGACTGCTCTTGCACCCATTCCGGCACGCTTTCTTAACCTGAAGAAAGCCTGACCGTATGCTGTGAATGTGAGGAAGTCCGTACCGGCGTCAACCATCTGCGCGACACGGTATGTGATTGACTCATCGCCTACGGACTTGCTGGAGACGTTAAGACGCGCATCACCACTTACACCACCTGCAATGCCATCAGGATAGAATGTGGTGAGCCAGCCTGCAGCATAGAGCCACATCCCGCGTTGTTTGAGATTGTGGCACTCATTTTCATAAGCACCCCAGCCACGACCACCAGTTTCTGTGTCAGCTTCGCACAGTGCATACTGAATAAGACTGTCTGGATATTTAGTAACATCAGTGAAAGCAGCACCGAGAGGTGACATGCGAAATGATGCAATAACAAAGGCGTCGATAATCACGTGTCATTCTCCCGGTGCAGGCTGTTACTTAGGTGCTTTGGCTTCGTCGATTTCTTTCTGCAGACGTTCAGCTTTCCAGCGTTTGTCAATCTCGATGCCCAGTGACTGTGCTTCCAGACGCAGAGTATTCAGACGTTCGTCTTCTTCTTCGTCTTTACCTTTGACAGGTTCTTCATAACCTTTAACAATCAGGTCACCAGAATCAATCAGGCTCTGTACAAACTTGGTTTTAACAACCTCGTTCGGTACTTCCACAAACTGGCTATTGTCGCCGTTCGGGATAATTTCATACTTCTTGTCACCGTGGTTAATGGTGATAGGGCGTGCGGTGCGACCGCCTGCTTTAGCCTGTGCCATTTGTTAAATCCTCAACGTGTGGTTTGGACTACAAGTATACAGCAGGAGAAGAATAAGTAAAAGGTGTTGACGAGTACGTCAGGTTGCGATAGGGTAGTGGTGTAGCAGGTAAACAATAATATAAGGGGTAAGAGAATGAGTGAAGTTAAGCGATTCAAGCCGGTTATAAATTCTACGCCATATAAGCCTTATGCTTACTGCGAAGAAAATGAAGATGGCATCTATGTCCGGATTGATGACTATGAAGCCATCAAAGCAGAGCGTGACGCGCTGGCTGATAAGCTGGCTCACATCGAAGATTATTGCATTGGCGTCGATACTGAAGGCATGGAATTCATCGACAAATGTAACGCACTGGCGGCTGAGATGTCAGTGATGGATGCTATTCGCGATAACTGTGTTTTCATTACCGATGATGACTACGATGCTTGCCCGAAGAGCGTGCAGGAAATCATTCGTAGTCTTGCTGTAATGAAAATACCAGCCACCAATACCTACCTCAATTCTGTGCGCGCGGCCGCGATAGTGGAAGCAGCCAGCAGAATTGCTGCTCAGGTATGGGAAGAAGACGAAGGCGCAGGTATGGTTGCTGCGATTGATGCGCTTGCAATTATCGAGCAAAAACTCCGCGCAGGAGAGCCATCATGACCGAAGAGCAGAAGCAGGCGCTGATTGAGTGGCTAAAACCTCAGATTGATGAGCTGCAAAATGTATCCGATGAAATTCCTTTCGGGCTTGATTCAGACAGTGCAATGCACTTAAACACCATGCGTGTCGCACTCGCCGCACTGACTGCGCCGCCGGTTAAAGTTGATGACTCAATGGCGTTAGCCTTCCATAAAGCACTGAACGACGGCGGAGTTGGTCACGAGGATCTGGAGGAAATAAAAGTCGGGCTTGAGGCTGCGCTTTGTAACATCACCCGCCCCGCGCCCGCCGCTGACCTGGCTGATTTGGTGCCGCCAGAGGCTGATGGTTCAAACTTGCCTTTTGCCGCTAATGGCTGGAACTCCTGCCGCGCCGCCATCCTTCGCAACATTGAGAAGGCGAGATGAGTGAGGAACCTATGCAGACAGGCAACCGTGTGAAAATGAAGGAAGGTGTGATTGAAGGTACCATCATAAACATTCTGTGGCTGGGTAAATATTACATAGAATGGGATGACGGCTGCTACACTGTGGTACATCTGAAAGATATTGAGAGGGTAGGGTGATGCGTGTACCACGCGATAAAATTGAATCAGTTATTCGCAAGCGTTATGCAGGTGATGCGATTGTGACTGAGCGTCAGATTGAGAACATGATTGCAAAGGTACAGGACGTACTGGATGTAACGGAGTCAATGCCGGGATGGTCTGCTGCAGAGATTCACGGGGTTGCATCAGCGGCGTGCCAGTTACAGATTTACGAAGAGAGCAGATGAAAAAAAGCCCTCCGAAGAGGGCTGATTCATTAACCTTCGTTAATCACGTCGCGGTATGCTGCAGACAGTGGGTAACGGAACTCAGTGCCGCCCATTTTATATTCACATGGGATTTCCAGACGCAGAGCAGTAGGCTGTGGAGGCAGTGAACGCCATGGAATTGGCATACGCATGGTCAGGTTATCGGCATTCTTCTCATAGGCCATCATACGTGGTGAACCACCTACGCCAGCATCGTTGAGATACAGGACGCTGCGGACATCCAGCGGCTGACCAGTAACTGCGGTGTAAGTGTTATTACGCATGAAGAATTCAAGAACTGTAGTATCAGTACCTGATGCCATACGCTTGCCCTGTGCAATGGTCCACAGGTTTGATGGCAGTAACAGGGTGTTTGGCAAATGACGCTGTGCTGACTGTTGCCATACCTTATTGACCAGGGCATTCATGTCGGCAACGATTTCATCACCAGTAGCCGTAGTCCAGTCGATGGTGCTGTTATCTAACGGTACGTTCGGATGGTTGAACAGACCGAACATCTGACGCTGTACATCACCGAAGAACGCAACCTGCTGCTGATGCTGACGTGCGCCACGGAATGCCAGACGACCTTTAGCGGCATCAAGAGGCATGCGCAGGGCAGCTGCTTTACGCAGTTCTTCCAATGAGTAGCCGTAGCTGTTACCGGCATAACCTACACGGATATATGAAACGCTGGCATCGATATCAACCTGCGGCAAATCACGACCATTGGCGGCGATGAATTTACCCATGGTTGCGCCGTTATAAGAGATATAAGCGACGTTATCAATCCACTCCGGGTCAGAGGTATCTACTGGTACCAGCTGGTCAAAGATAATGTCAGCATAAAGCGTTTCATAAATCTTTGATTCGATGTTAGTAAACTGGCTGAAATAAAAACCAATCCCCGCATCCACAGTGCGCATTGACGTGTGGAGGTCTGCATCCATCTGGAAAGAGAAACCAGTCTGGCTGTCTGTTACAGTTACGATATTCATTTATTAGCCCCCAACAACCAGAGAAACTTTAGCCAGTGCACCGGCTGCAGCAGTTGAAACAAACTTAGCATTCGGAATCAGCACGTTAGTGGTGCCAGCTACGTTGGTAAGCGTACCATTCGAAAGAATGACGTAAACCGGGTCATCTTTGGCTACAGCTACAGCAGGTTTAACCCAGATGACACCCATTGTGAACACGGTGGAGTCATACTTAGGAATCGCACCGATACCGCCAGTTGTTTCATCAACAGTATATGCGCGGGTAAGTTCACGCATGGTGATGCCGATAAACTGTGCAACAGTTGAACCGGTTACAGGAAGTTTCATGCCATCATCACCATCGGTAAACACAGCGCGACCGAATGGGATAACAGTGGTGCCTTTGTTCAGTTTGGAAACGGTGTTATACGCTTCCATATCCGCTTTCATACCTTCGAAAGCTTCACCGTAGTAACGGCTGTAGGGTTGAGTCTGTACTGGCATGATTAATTCCCCTTCCAGGCGGTAGAAATACGGTTTTTAAGATTGTTTGCGGCATCCTGATGCGTGACTGGCACCTTAGCGGCATCCTGCGCCAGCTGAGTGTAAACAGAGTCTTTATTCTTCTTAGACTTGTCTTCCTCTTCGTCATCTTCTTCTGCAGCCATGTCAAACGCAGCCTGAATATAGTCAGCAGACTTATCAGAGAAATCACGTTTAGGCTTAGCAGCAGACAGAGCAGCACGCATGATATCGGTTGCATTCACGCTGTCGCAGGCGAATGAATCACCAGCTACTTTACGTGCTTTGGTTTGCACCTGTGCAATTTGTTCGACACGGGTTTTGATTGCTTCATCACTGGATGCCAGAGTGGCGGTCTCCAGCTTGGCTTTCAGGTCATCAACTTTCGCGTTGCTACCATCCAGCAGGGCCTGTACTGATTTAGCGGCAGCTTCTGCATCATTGACACGCTTATTAAGGCGGTCGAATGCATCTGCTACAGCAGCATCAGCGACTTCGAGGACGCGCCCCGTGTCAGTTGTGATTTGATGCATTGCTTTATCTCCAGTGGTTTTAGTATCAAAAATACGTGCCGAAGAGCCAGCGCGGGCGCGGTCCACAACTGCGACGTGATTGATTCGGATATTTGTCTGACGGAACTGATAAGGCGTACCATCCGGTGCGGTACCGGGTGTGTCGTCATACGTGGCGGTATAACCCGCAGAGAGTTCACATGTGCCAGCCATAATCGCATCAACTGCGTCTTTAGCTTTCACAATGAGGTTGCACTGTACCCAGTCATCATCAGTACGGACACCCGGACCACGCACAACACCTTTGACGGTTCTGGAGTAGTTGGAGCTGTCCACCAGTGTGTCAGGGTGCTGCAGTGTGATGTCAGAGCTGTCGTATGATGCAAGAGAGTCAGCAGCAAACACTTCCTCTTCAGGGCGATACACGTTGACAATGCGGTTAGGGTCACCATCAAGGCCAAGTTCACACGCTAGATATTGCTGAATACCGGTACGTGCTACTCTGCCCGGTACACGCAAGAATCCCTCATCCGTGAACTCACGTTGAGTGATTTTATATGTCTGTCGGTCTTGTACGGTAATCTGCATAATTGTGTTGACGTACCCGTCAGTAGGTGATAACTTACTAATGAGACATATCATACAGTTAATTTTAAAGGTGAGCAACTATGACACAGTGGGAATACGTGAAGGGCAGTGAAGCGGACTTTGAGGGTGCACCAGAGTGGGCGACACTGCGCACATACACAGGGGGGCGAAGTTTTTATGCGGAAAACCATGATAAAGGTGCGCAAATTTATGACATTTGCGCCAAAGATACTTTCCTGTTCGATGAAGAATTGTTGGACCTTTCGATTATTTCCGTAACTGCCGAACGCCGCAAAGTGGACAACCTGCAAAGCCGTGTCAACGACGCCAATTTGGGTGACGCACTGAGGGAGATGTTCGACACCGTACAGCGACCGGCACATTACAACCAGTCCGGTATTGAGTGCATTGATGCGATTGCTGCGAGCATGACACCCATTGAGTTTCAGGCATACCTGAAGGGTAACGTGCAGAAGTACCTGTGGCGCTTCCAGCACAAGAACGGCGTAGAAGATTGTCGCAAAGCGCAGTGGTATCTGGACCGTCTGGTTAAGGAGTTGAGCAAATGAAACTGTTATCCATTATCGGTCGTATTGTACTGACACCGGTGTTTTTACCGGTTGTTGCATGGGAGGCACTTTGGACATTTCTGGACCATGTGTCGTTCAGCACAATGCGAAAGGCGGTCAAAGCGCGAATCAGATTTATGGCGTTTGTCAATAAACATCTGCCTCTGGAGGTGCGTAAATGACAGACCTGTTACTGCTTGGAGCAGGTGTACTGTGCTGGGTCATGCTGGCGGGGAGGGTGTGATGAGTATGGACTTATACCAGATTGTCAAGACATGTCTGCATTATGACCCGGAAACAGGTCTGTTCACTCACACAGTGCGCCCACGCGAAATGTTCACAAGTGACCGCAATTGGAAGAAGTGGAATACGCGATTTGCTGGAACTCTTGCAGGCACAACAAAAGAAAATAAATGGAACGGTAAGTTTTATAAATACATTCGGCTGTTAGACAAAGATTACATGTATCACCGCATCGCGTGGCTATACGTTCACGGTGTCTTACCTGATGTGATTGACCACATAAACGGCGACCCTACCGATAACAGATTGTGTAACCTGAGAAATGTTACATCTTTGGAAAACAGCAGAAACATGCGCCGCCATAAGCGTAATGTAACAGGCATTTCAGGAGTAGTCATCCATTGTCAAAATGGAAGATACGTTGCTCAAATCAGTGTTAAGGGGAAGGGTAAATATCTAGGAACAACACCTGACTTCTTTGAGGCTTGCTGCATGCGAAAATCTGCCGAAAACCATTACGGATTTAACGAGAATCACGGTAGCAACCGTTTTATTTCTTAGCGGCTTTGCGGTTACGCTCCACCTGTGCTTGTGTGACCGGCACAGCTACGCAACGACACCGGACGGGTTGTCCACAGAACGTGGGTACTCCGTCCACAATCGGTAAATCATCCCAACGAAATACACCCGGGCCATACCCTACATCGCGCTTACCTACAGCAACATGCGAAGGGCGCACGCGCTCATCATGTGCAGTAACCCAGCGAAAAAACTGAATCCCTGAACTAACTTGACGTATTTTATTAATTTCCCCCTGAATTTTACCAAACTGGTCGGTAGCAATTAGTTTAGCCCGACGCTGAGTGACACCAAACTGCTTAACCAGCGCCTGCTCGATGTAGCTGGGGCGCATACCGGCACGCATGTTGCCTGTGACGATGTTGCTCACCTGTTCCAGATACTGAGAGGGGATGGAGGTGATAAGTGCGGCGTTCTGGTCAGCAGCAGCCTTAAGGTAGTCAATCAGCTGGTCATTACCTCCATACAGGTCGATGCCAACTGTCTTACGCATTGCCCGTGTGGAAGCATCGGTAACAAATGTGGACGCAATTTCACGGGCTTGCTGACGTGCAAAAGGGCTGGTCCAGCGTGAGACAAGACGTTGCAGTGCAGCGGCTATGACATCACTCCATGCATCAGCCACATACTCCGGTACAGACTGCTTGATAGCCGGTACAAGCTCTGCG